TATCAAATAGTCCCACAATATACTCCTTGATTTTGTATTATTACACTTCTTCTACACGTTTGAGGATTGTAGTCTCTGCCAAACGCTTCCAGTTATGTGCAGACATTTTACGCAAGTCTGCAATCTTGAGTACAGTACGCAAGCTCAACTCACGCAAACGATTGCGCTGTTCCCAAACAAAGTCAACGATCTCATCAGAAGCATTGTCTTCAAAATCGTAACTGTCTAGCATGCCGTCACGCACAATCTGTTTGATACGCAAAAACTTGTCACGCTGAGTGTCCATTGTCAAGTCCAAATAGTGGCAACGTGACTCCAATGCATTCAAGTGATCTTTGAGCTTTTTGCTACGAACGTTTTCAAACTTGATGTTGGTGATGAAAATCACACTACCTTTAAAGTCAAAACGATCTGGGATGCCTTCGCGGCGCAACAATGCGGCATCAGTGTTCCAAGAAATTGTACGCTTCTTGCTAGAGTCAAGAGCTGCCTTGAGAATGTTCAAGCTCAAGTCTTCCATCAAAATACTGTCGCAGTCATCAAACACCAAAACGCAATTAGGGTCGCTGTACTGATAAAGTTTAGCATACAAGCCCAAAGCTGACATTGCACCTTTAACAACTTCAAAACGATTACGACGATTGGCAATCTGATCGAATAGTGAGGCTTGCTCCATTACTCGCTCGACACCATAACTCTTGCCCACGCCTGGAGGGCCACTGACAATCATTGCACGAACTGCACCAGTTGTAGTACCTTCTGCCATTTGATCCAAAATGTCAAAGCGCTCGCGAATACGCTCAATAGCCTGTTCTTCTGTTTCTGTATAAACTTCTGGCTCTTTAGTTGCCACTAAAGAAAACACGCTGTTGTCTTTACTGGCACTACGATACTCGCTGTCTGACATAGTTGCAATTGATGCACCACTCATTGAAATGTCCTCTCTGCTTTTAATTTTAACACGGATAGCCTTACCTGGAAAACCCATAGTGCCATCATCTTCTACAGTGACAAAAGTTCCTTTGGCACCTACTTTAACATCGCTTACTAAACGGAACGTTTGATTGCGAACTTGCTGATTACGATACTCGCCGCGAATTACAGTAACTTGTGCCATTTGAACTCCTGTTTTGTGTTGCTATGTATGTATTATACTGCCAAACTGAATTTCAGTCAATTAATGTGAATTATGCATTCTTAGGCGGGCGACCGCGACGTGGCTTTTCTGTATCTGTCGTTACTGCATTAGTATTAGTTTCTGCAAGACGCCCTGAATATGCACCTTGCGCCGCTCGGTGAATCAATCCTGTCGGGGTAATTGTAACAATTCCGCCAGCTTTAGTCATGTAAGTCTTGTTAGTCATAGGAGTCTTTCTAGTTGGTTAAAAAATGATTATACTACGATTGGCAATTTTGTGTCAATTAAAATTTGTTGTGTTATCACAACACCGCCGTTGATTTGTTGATACAGTTCTGCAACACCTTTGACAAAAAACTGCATGATTGTTCCGTCTTGTGTGATTAGTGTATATTGCATGCTGTCCCTTTGTTGCTATGTATGTATTATAGCATCAAAAGGAATTTATATCATTTAAAGCGAATAAAAAAGGTAGTACCTTAGTACTACCCTATAATTTCTACAATTGTAGTGTCAAACTCTGCACTGTACAAAAAACGTTCGTCAAAACCAAATCCGTGATCATCATCTATTTCGACTGAAGATCCATTGACAACTTTTTTATATGTTTTACATCTGGTAATCTGTAAATCAGTTTCACCAATAACAACACCAATGTGGTAGCAATCTTTCCTGTGAGGGAAATCATACATTTTTACAATAGCACCTAAATCCATAATTATCCTAATGTAGTATCTTCCATTCCTGCGACTCGAAGTTTAGTGATATTATTGATTTGAAATTGTTTACTATCAATTGCCTTTAATAAGCCCAGATACTTATTTCGTATCATTGCAAATTCATTAATAAGTAATTGCCAATTAACAACTTCGATATCACCGTCTACATACTTTTCAGCATCTCGACTAGTTAAAGCTCTATTATAGTTTTCTGTATATTTTTTGAAAATCTCGCTACGCTTCTTTCTCAGTTGAATATTCAGCCACTCTAATAGAGCTTCTACTTCTTGCAGTTGATTAAATCTAAATTCTACAATACCCGGAATAAGGCGACTGTTGGCTTCGAGATTTCCTCTAATGCTAACTTCATTCCTTGCTCCAAGTAGTTGTTCCTCATACCATGCAATAGCATCAGGAAGATTACTAACGTCGGCGGTAACTATTCTGTACCAATTAGTCATTAATCTTCGTCAATGTCGTAGTTGTCTTCTTCGTAGTCGTCTTCGTCCTCTTCTTCCATGACATAAATGTCTCGGATAACAGAGTCGAGTACGGAGTCATTTCCTAAAAGTTCTTCGCTAACACTATCCATGTCATAAAAGTTTTCCAGGCTACGAAGCATTGCGCTAGCCGCATCATAATGTTCTTTTTTGTCAACGTAGGTTTTGATACTAGCCCAAACGTCCACAATCAAATTAACTTCATCGTCATGTAACACTATTATTCTCCTTTTGATAATTTATGCATCAGCACCAACTTCTGCTTCAACGGGCGCAGAAGGAGCAACTGACTCTACCATCAAATCTCGTAGCATAATATCTGCCATTACATTATCCAACATTTCATCAGTCCAATTCTTACGGAAGGCTTTGTCAACAACACCATCTTTATAGATGTATACATAACTGTTGCCTTCACGCTTTAGCAATCCTCGTTCTTCCAGCATATCAAACAAGCCACTGTAAGGACTCATGCCGGTCGAGTAAGGAATTTTAACCTGTACCGATTCAAAAGGTTTAGCGTAACGTGTTTTCATAACTTTACAGGCAGCACGGATACCATTAACTGAACTGACTTTGTTGCCATCTTCATCTTCTTTAAGTTTCAATTTACGCATTGCTACAACAATTGAACTTGCATAGATAAAGCCCTGTCCACCTGAAATCTTGTCATCAGGATCAAACATGTCTTGACTAGCATAAGTGTGGTTAGTAGCAACTAAACCAATGTTCAAGCTGCCAAACATGTTTACGCAGTTACGAACTAGTGCAGTCAGTGCCTTAGGCTTACGACCCATGTCACCTTTAAGGTCACCTGCTTCGAACTGGTTAACGTCTGTCGGTGTTAGCAACATACCTAGCGAGTCTACTACAAACAGTACCTTAGGACGTTCTTCTTCACTAAGGGATTTATAATCTGCAACAAACTTGGTAACTGTTTTAGCTACGTCATCGATCATAGCCATATTCAATTTTAGTAGTTTGCTTTCATCTGTATCAACACCCAAGGCATGCAACCATGCTTCGTCTAGTGCGTTTTCACTGTCAATCAATACTACATAAATGCCTTGCTCTTGAGCATTTCGTACCAAGTTACCAGAGCAGATATAACTCTTACCTGCGCCAGACTCACCTGCAAATACAGTAACTTTACCCATAGGCACACCTTTGTGGAAGTCGCCACTAATGAGATAGTTAAGGGTATAATTACCTGTCGAGATCCAATCAGTTGGATCATTGAAACCAATGCTGAGTCCATCGATACTCTTTGTGATTTCTTTTCTAAATTTACTTACATCAAATGGTTTTGTCATTTTGTTCTTCCTCTACATCTTGTTTATACTGTAATATCATTTTTGTCAACGGTTCCATGCGTTCTCGAAAAACTTCAGGAGCATATTTGGCTGCTATGGTCATTTCCCAATCACTAGGATAATGCCGCAACATTGCTCTTGCTGTTTCTCTCACCAGTTTAGGTACCCTTGGTGTATGCTGAGTATTACAGAGGTCCAGTAAGAATCTTCTTGTCTGGACGACAGCACGATATCGTTCGTCTGGTAGTGTCATAATTAGCAAGGGGGCGAACCCCCTTTGTCTTTATTATTGCTTACGACTGCGAATCATTGAAAGAATGTCTTCAACATTCTTCTTTGGTGCTGGG